CGATTGTTGACTTTCTTTTCGTTCAAAAGTTCATGCACCCGTTCCAAAACCTTATAAGCATAAAACTCATCTGAGGCTGGAACATGGCAGTCAATTTGTATTACATCTTCTGTAAACTTTTGATTGGCAGTTCGCCTTGCCGGACGGAAGTATAGGCAAAGCCTTCTTTCGTTCGTTACAAGGTCATTCCATGTGCTTTTGCGAATGATTCTTTTCAGTATTTCCAATGGCGGCTTGCCTGTAAGATTAAGCAGGTTTAGAATGGTTGCATCTGCTTTGAAAATATTCTGTATGACCGTGAGGTCACTGGAGGGGTTGAACAAAGGCACCACCTCACTTTGTGTCGCAAATTAAAAACTTCCCGAAGGGGAAGTTTTGTACTGTTTCTTGTATTTTCTTTTTGAAACGCCCGTTCCGCATCCAGCGCATGGCTGTTTGAATGGCATGGGAGGGAGGATGAGGCACAAATTTGCCGTAAGGATATTCGATTATCCTTCCTGCCATTTTGCCCGTTGAAGTACGTTGTTCGCCGAAAATGTCGGTATATGTGCCTGCCGGTCTGCCGCGAACGTAGTTATCATCCTGCCTTAACAGGTTCCATAACGGGCTGTTTTTGTAGTCCTGCAAAGCAGGATTGGATGTATCAAGCATATGTCCGGTACCCCATTCGTCCATTGCAGCCCATGCACCGCCGACAATACCGGCCACAATAACTCCCGCAATGTCTTTGATTTCATCCTCACGCAGGCTTTCCGCGCCTTCCCGTGTCAGCATGCCTTGCTTGGCTTCATTCAGTAGTTCTTGCTGAAGCTGCTTCATGGCGCCGACAAGGTTAAGATAGAGGAAGTCGGCGCAGGCTTGACCATCAAATCGAATGCCCATGCTAACCACCTCAATCCGGCCTTACATCAATCCCAAGCTGCAATATAGAAACTCCCTGCAGCCCGGCATTGTTGATTGAAACAACCTGCAAATTCTCTTCGTCAAGAACGAACCTATCCAGCATCTGAGCGCCTTTTGACTTCGGCACTTGTGCAAGATATCTTGTCTGCTCAAGCAGTCCGGGGTCGAATTGGCGCAATGAGTAGGTAACAACCTCTATATATGCAGGTACATCAGCATTAAGCGTCTGCCATGTCAGAACGAAATTGTTGTTTTTATCAACAGTTTCAACAAGCCGCTTGTGGGTAAGCGCAGCATTGGCCTTTGCGGCAAAGAAGGCGCACTCACCGGAAGCAGGGTCAAAATTGACCGACTGCACCAAGTAATTATCGCTGCCTATAGTAAGCACTTCACCGCTTTGCAGTCCGACATCAGCAAGCACCAAACCTTCCCAATATCCTTCACGCAAGCCGATGTTATAGGTTGCACGGGATGAACGCTTGATTGAAACTTTTGTACTTACAGGCACAGTGCGCTGGATAACCGCATTCTGTCCATGAGCGTTAAGAAATTTTTCGGCGTATGACATAAGCATCATCCTTCCCATTCACGAACTGGGTTAGATATGCCAAAATGAAGCAGGGTAGGGAAGGCATCGGACAATATCTTGCCAATATACCCATCCCGTTCAGCTTCAAATTCGGCTTTCTTTTTATCCCAATCAATAGTAACCTCATGGGTTTCATGCGGGCCTTGCTCCCGTTTCGGTAACCGTGCTGACATGGAAGGACATAATAAAGCTGCACATTCGCAGACTACGGCGGCCTCAAGGTAGACTCTTTTGTCGCCCGTCAGGCTTTCGTAATCAGGCACCTGTTCTATGATGTTAGCCTCTGCAACAGTTATAATTTCAGGCTGGTTCAAAACAGTGTCCGGGAGATAGGCAATATCAATACCCATCTTATCCCGGACTCTGCTTTCCCAGTCAGTTTCAGTTAAAATCCTGTTAGCCATAGGGGATTACACCCCTTTCATTAGTCTATTTCAAGTATTTTTGCAGCTTCTCCAAACATCCTTGCAAATCCAGCGGTTTCAGAGATAGTGAGTACTTGTGTCTGATTAGTGATGAACTTGTCGGCTTCCTGAATATCAGAACCAGCCTCAACAACCTTCTCGACAGCATAACGCCTGTCAAGGCCGTACAGTGCAACATGGTTGTTGATTTTTTCTACGTTCGGATTATAAAGCAAGGTAACATTGGTCCAAAGCTGCTGCGGCAGTTCCACTCTTGCAGTAATAGCCATGCCTTTAAGCAGGAAGTCCATCATCTGGGTTGCATCATTCGGGTAGAGGATATCCAACACCTGGAGCAGCCCGTCTTCACTTGCCACCACAGTATTGCACTGATACGGGTAGAAGCGGAGCAGGAACCTTATCCATGCAGCCTTCGAAAGCTTTCCAGAAGTAGCTGCAGGGTCAAGGTCGGCCTTTGCCTTTAAAACAGCAGCAGCAGTGTTGTCGTTGCCATCGCCATTCTTTATAATGTCAAGTACATCTACAACTTCGTCCTGCGCTGCCTGCTCACCGATTCTCCTGACATGAACGGAAAGCAGGTCAATCCTCATTCTTCTGATAACCTCGTAGGAAGCTTCTATAGCACGGCCGTACTTCCAAATTTTTACGGCATTTTCTCTGGTTTTTAGCCTTGATTTCGGAAGTTCGGAAGCTTCAGTTACCCTTACCTTCTTTGTAGCCTTTTTGTTGGCATCGCTGTCATCGCAGTAAATAGTCCTGTAGGCATTGCCGTCAATAGTAGTGGTAGTTGCAAGCAGGTATGGGAGTATACTCATCTGTGAAAGAGACTCTCTCAACTGGGTTGCAACAAATTCAGGGAACAGCACCTTGCTTTCCTCAGTCCGGTAAAACGCCTCAACCTTGGAAGCGATTATTCCCTTTTCAGGTATGGACTGCGTCACTATGCCATGTTCTTTAAGCTGATTCTCAAAAGCGGTCAACTTGCTTCCAGCAGGGGCAGGAGCAAGCTGTTCAAGCAACTGTGAAAATGTCATTTCCTGCACACTTGCCTGATTGTATAGTTCTCTTGTCAATGCAAACTTTGACATCAACATTCACATCCTTTCTTAAAAATGAGCATAAAAATAGGCCGTAATAGCCTTATTGCCGCCCTGTTTTCTCCCTTACGTCCGGCAGGGCAAACCGTCTATGAACTTTAGGCTTTCGCCAAGGCTAGGGAGATGCCTGTTTGATTAGCCGATGAATACAACAACGGTGTTGTCTGTGCTGTCAACCGATACGGCATAAGCAGGACCCGCATTGCCGGAAGCAACCTTGCTTACAGCACCATTGCCGTTAACACAGAGGAAGTCATTGGCGGTAACGGACACACCAGGTACTCCTTCTTTGAAGCCCTTGACCTGGACGGTCATATATCCGTCATCCTCGTATTTTTCGATAATTCCCCTGAGTGGGTCGCCCGCACTCCCAAAGCCCATTTCGCCATTGCCGGTAACGGTAACCGCCTTACCTTCAACGGCAGCTGCACCGGAAGCCAGTGCAACAGCACTAACACTGCCTGCTGCTTTCACAGTAGTACGTAAAGCACCAATGCCTTCAAATTCTATACTTCTTGTCATCAAATTCCACTCCTTTCAAAATGGCATAAAAATAACCGCTATGTAGCGGTTTTGTTGATTTTAGTTGTTTATTTTTTCACCTTAAATGCTTCTTCCGGGATGTCAACAGTCTTGCTCTGCTGACTAGAACCTGCCGCCGGGTCTGTCTGTCTGCCTGCCGGAATTGCCGCCTTCGCCTGAGCTTCCCAGGTTTTTGCTATGTCTTTGATAGCCTGTGTGGACATTCCTGCAAAGGTATTCCTCCATGTATCGGCAGGGAAGTCATTGCCCATGGCCCTTACACCCATAGCAATGGCATCGTCGATTGTCTGCTTGTGGTAGTCGATACCTTCCTTTGCAAAGCGCAGGACTTCATCAGCGGACATTTCTCTGCCGAGCTTTTCTTTAACCTGCTCTGCCGTCATGTAGGATTGAATTTCGCCTTCCTGCGGCTCAACCGTCGGGATTGCAGCCCACTTTCCCGCAAGCTGATTGAGTAATTCTTCAGGCTTGGTCTCACCTTCCTTATAGGTTATTCCAAAGGCTTCAAGCATCTTTTTCAAGTTTTCATTCATCTTGCTTTCAACTCCTTTCTTATCGGCTTCTGAGCCGGTATTTGACAATGAATGTATTTTTTTATGGTCTGCCTTCTTAATGAAAGTAGCCACTTGCCCTTTTGATGTATAGATGCCGAATATGTTTGTTCCAGGTGACAGTTCTTTCATTTCGTCGACAACCAAAAATTTACCCTGTGGGGTCTCGAATTCTTCTCCAGCCTTGGACCACAAAATGCCTGCACCGGTATATGCACCATCGAATACGCCGGATTCCTCCATCAGGTATCCGGGATTTTTGGCTATGATATAGCAGAGCTTCCGGTTACCATCGGCATCCTCGTACATTCTGCCCCTGAGATGGTTGCACTCGCCGCCGTAATAATCCATATTGCAGACTGAACATACCATCTTGCTTGAGCCCCAGCCGATAGAGGTGTCAAAGAGGACTCCATTTTCAATATCCTCGATTATGCTGTTCGCGCTTCGGCCATTCTTGAGTGTATCGCTGCGAGGGATATATTTGTCCAGAAACATTGCAACTGTTTCGCCGTTTGCATTGCTTGGCTCAAGACGACCATCGAAAGTCCTGCCGTATATGGTCACCGGCTCAGACCAGCTTGACCAGCTATGGTTAAGAAGCCACGAAACGCCTTCCTTGGCGTTTTTGACGAATGTTTCAAGGAGTTCACGGCTTAACTGGATATAGCGGTTTTCAATTATCATATCTCCGGCAGATTTCCCTGAAAAAACAAAAACCTCATCAGCGGAGAAGTTCTTTGGCGAAAGCTTATTTATCTTTGCAAGCTGCTCGTCAGTAGGCACGCCGAATTTACTCATCCTTTTTCACCTTCTTTCTGCATCTTATACTCGAATCCGCAATAGCATACGTAACCAGAAGGAACACGCACCATTGGCCATCCGCATAAACGGCAACATATCGGCTTTTCCTTCTTCGGGCGCACTGGAATAAAGTTTTGTCCTCGAACATTTGTCATTTCCACCGCCATCACCTCCTGAACAGGTCGACAACTTTCTTCGATATGCTTTTCTGTTCGTTCTCAAGTGCCTTGATTTTACCGTCGACAATCTCGCTGGAATCGTTACTGAAGCTTACCCTAATAGTATCGGTAGGCGGTTCGCCAACTGCCTTTTCAGCTTTCATTACTTCCTGTGCTGCTGTATTATTGTCAATCCACTTCATCAACACGGCAATAGCATAGAACTTCTGCTTAAGCAGGTTAACATTCATCCGCTGTTCCTCAGAATTCCAATCAATAGTATTGTGCTTGAATACCGGTATTGCCTGAATACCTTTAACACGTAGCCACAACCGGGCGATTTCTTCGATTAGTCTTTTACTGCCACGCTGACACGATGCTATGCCTGAACAGAATATACGGAATTGGACTGTGCCCCAGGTTTCGGTACTGCCTGATATCCTGTTTGAAAAAACGCCCATCTGTTTGGCTCCATTCAAGACTTGCACGTCGACCAGTTCATTGATTGCCCTAACATCAAGACTGCGAGCATTTGCGCTGCTTGTACCCTGATTTCGCTTGACATCATCAAAATGCACTATATCGGAATCAGGCTTGATAGACTTTAGCGTATTAACCACATTGTTGTATTGCTCTTTCATCCATGCTTGGAGTTCCGCAGGTTTGTTTTTTATATGAGCCGGGCAGTAGGTCATAAGCCGCTCAAGGTTGATTTCATAATCATCCCTTGGCCATCCCTGATGATGTAAAACAGCTTGCAAATCCTGTAATATTTGCATCTGAAAATCAATAGCCTGGAGTACAGGAGTCATTGTTAACGTTCCTCTTGGGTCGCCAATATCAGGGTCAGCAGGCACCCAAAAAAAGTTTGCATGCTGCTTATCAAGGTAAACCTTTTTGCCCATCTGCCATTGATAAGGTATCCATTTTTTGTGCCCGTCAACATCTCCAAGCTCCCAATATATAGTCTGCGGCTTTACAGGGTAGACGTCGTAAATATCAGTTCTATCCTCAGTAACCTCAACCTCTACACCCATTGCGCCCAATAAAAAAGAGCTATAATGAAGCTGGTCAATCAGCCCATCAAGCCCTGAATTACTTATCTCATTTATCCTTGCCGCAAACTCACGCCAGTCATCTTCCAGGTAAGTCATCCTTGACCGTGCTCTTCCAGGGGTATAAAATTGCATTTCATTTCCCTGATTTGCCAGCCTCACAAAGTTCCATACGGCCATTGAAACATCTGGATTGACTTTTTTCAAAAACTCAACCGCTGTTGCTTCATCTGGAATTTTGCGTAAGGTTTCAAGGATATTTGCCGTCCGGGAAGTATAAGGGGATATTGTAGAAGTATAACCGTTTCCTATCTGTGTCTGTCGGCCAGTTGGAATTCTTCGAGGCTCATCTCTTGACCGTGCAAAAATATTGCTCAAAAACGCCATAGCATCACCTTCATTCTTTAAGCTTCTCTATCTCATCCAGCAACTGCGCCTTTGCTAGATTGACTATATGCGGGCTGTTTTCGATGAGCTCCGAAAGGAATTTTAAATCAGCCTTATCAACCTCAATCTCTCCGTCATTCGTGAGATTGACCGCCCATGTAATCATCTTTGCAGGTTTACCGACGGTTGACATGGCTAGTATGTTAGCAAGTATATCGCTTAATTTATCCTGCATAGGTTCGCCTTTAAGATTTAGAAGGTTTTTATCGAGGTTAAGCTTCATAATTTAGCCTCCTTTCAGGCAATAAAAAAAGACCTGCCCACGGTTAAGTGAACAGGTCTGCTTGAGACGCTAATGTTATATTCTATATAAAATAGTTGTATATTCGTTCATCGTAATATGTCCTGCTTTAGCATCTAACATAGCTTTATATGCACGCTCTCGCCATATTGCGAGTTCCTCAATTGTCAGCTTTTTTCTTCGCATTCTTGCATACATTGTTTTGTAAGCCGTATTATATTTCTTAAGAATGTCGTCTGACTTTACTTTTTTGATATATCCTGTTAATTTACAATTATCGCAATAAATCTCGGTGTGTCTTTGAGGATTAAATATGTGTCCGCAACATTCGCATTTTTTGGGGTTTGGAAGCATAGATAAATATTTTTTTATAACCTCAGCATCGTTATTTATGATTGACCTTAAATCATCTGCGGAAATTTTGATAATTCTCTTGCTCATTCCCGACACGCTCCTTTTGTGTGCTTAAATTTATAATTCCTTTACTCGTAACCACTACATGAGTGGTTTCCTTGCATTTCGGGCATATTTTCTTAACTTCGCCAATAGCCTCGCATAGTACTTTGCCGCATTTTTGGCATCTTATTATTTGCAATTCCAGCAAACTTATCCACCTACCTTCTTTGCCAGAACATATACAAGGTATGGTTCCGACGGTTCGGGTCCGAAACGCTTAGCCCATTCTGCACCTGCAAGCCCGCTTGAGCATATTTCAAGCCCCGCACTTTTATGCAGTTCCTCAAATTTTGGAATGTCAAAATCAAGCTCATCTTTCCAATCAGCAGTAGTTTTTGCTTTTGCCTTTTGGTATGCCACACATTCCTTGTTCGGCACATAGTTCAGTACATACTTCTTGCTGAGAGCGGCCATTTTCTTGATGATTTCCGGTATTTCATCGATAGGGTAGTGTTCGAGCAAACCGGATGAGAATACAAGGTCATATTTCTTTTTGCCCTTCGGGTTGATAGTCCTTATATCAGCTTGTATCACGTCATCACGTTGCGGATTCAAGTCTATGCCTGAAACCTCAATGCCTATATCAAGCAATGCGCCTATCAACTCACCAGATAAGCAACCAACTTCCAGTGCCGATTTAACATCAATGGTTTTTACAAATGTCGCAAATTCCTGTATAAAGGCTTCGTCATTGAATTTCATAAAATCAACCTCCAAATGCATTTATTGTGGATTGTCCGGGTCCTGATAAATAAATCCCAACGTTTTCATCCGTTGTTCATACTTTTGTTTGATAAATTCCTGAGCTTTTTTGATTTTCTCAGTGGGGAAGTGCTCTTTTGCATAAAGTATTCCTTTCGGGTCGTCCCGATAGTCCCATATACCATTAAGTTTTTCTGTACCATCATCGTCAACAGCCACTTCCAGAGCTAAGCCAAGCGGATGGAAGAATGCTCGGTTAACTTCTGCAAGAAGCCCCATTTCCCTGAATTCCTTAATATCCATTCTTTTAATCTTGTTATCCATAAAATTTATCAACCTCCAACTCCAAACGCATTAATTAAGGCTTTCCATTTGCTTCTCCATATCTCTATATCAAAGCACTCAACCGCAATTTCACGGTTGCGCTTGCCGAATTTCTCCCTCAACCCTGCATCTTTCGCAAGATAGTCTATATACTGTCCCAAATCCTCATGATTCGGGTCATAAACAATGGCATTGTACCAATGTATAACGGCATCACCCAAACCGCCAACCGGTGTCGTTATAACGGGTAAACCGCAGGACATAGACTCCAATAAACTAAGGCTTAAGCCCTCTGTGCTTATCGTTGGTATGACTGATA